TGTCGTGCGGCCATTCTAGCGGGTCGATGCTGAGTCCCTGCACGTTCTCCGTCCTGATTCGCTCCTCAAAGTAGTCCATGTCGGCAATCGCGCCGAACCGTTCATAACCAACCTTGATGCCCACTATTCCGGGTGCCACTCGCCATTTGCGCCAGAGGTCGCGCATGTGGGTCCAACGCTCAAGCAGGTCCATTTTGTGGTCGTATCCATCGAGCAAGTATTTGTTGCCTTGGAAATCAATACCGATGACCGCCATCGCCGTATTGGCAGAGCCTTTCTTCTTGGAACGTGCCGGGTCGATCATGAGATAGCACATCAGCGTCTCTGGTCGCGCTTCGTAGGTCTGCAAGTCTTCGGGGTTGAACCAGCGCTGAGTGCCGGCCAGCGGGTTTTGTAGCATCTGGCAAGCAATGGTGGCCTCAAGCTGAGTGCGCAGCCTGCGCTCCCATTCTTCTTCGGAAAACAGGACCGGCCTGCCGTCCTTCGTGCCGTCGTGCGTGGCCGGATGGATTCTGGGGACGATGCCTGTGCCCATTATGTGCGCATAGGTGTCAGCAAAGTTGTACCGGGTGCCGATATGCCACCAGCGACCACCGGCAGTGCCTAGGTTGTCCGACATGGACCACGCCTCGGTGGTCTTGGTGATCTGTTCTGGCGTGCTGACGGATTCCAGCGTCACGACGTCATCGTAAACCCGAAGCGCGAAATGCCTGGACGTCGGCTGTCCGTCGACCAAGCCGTGAGCCTCAATGGTGGCCTCCTTCGGGTTGCCCTGGCGCTTGACTACGATGCCAGCGTCGAGCGACCACACTGGCGCTTCCTTCTGCGGGTTGCCCCAGAGAACATCAGGGAACAGGCTTTTAAGCAGTTCGTTGCCCTCAAACTCGCGTTTGATTTGAGCAAGAAACGCTTTGCTGATGGGCTTAGTGTGCGAGAACAGGCCGACCGTAATTTCTGGTCTTTTGAGAATCTCTTGGATGATTCCGGCGAACGTGATGATCGTGGACTTGTAGTGCTCACGCGCCCACAGGTCGAGATGGTTGTCCGGGTGCAGTTCCACCTGCCGGCATCGCTCATAGAGCCACGGATGCCAGACGTCAGTGCGGCCCAGCAATTTGACTAGCAGATAATACCGGTCGACCGTGGCCAGCCAGCGCATTGCCGCATGGTCCGAGCCGCGCCCGTCTAGCGCATCCCAGACCGTGAGCAGGTCACTGAATCGTGTGTTCCGCAGCTGGTGCTCTACCTGCGAGAGCGGCTGCGAGTTTGTCTGCGAGCTGTTCTGCATTGAGCGCCGTGGGCCTCTCGTCGGTTACTGCCATTTCAATGGTGGTGTGCGGCTTGCCGTCCAGCCGGTCAGCAATCATGGTGCATGCCCACTGTTCACCCTCAACGGCCAAGCCCACAATCTGGTCGGCCACGCGGTCCAAGCCCTTGTCGACAGTCCCGCCGAGACGAGCCAGTGCCCGCTCTAGAGACTGCCGGACTCGTGCTCCGCGCGACGCGTTATCGTTCCCCTTCTGCCCGCCCTTGGAAGCCATTCGAAACGAACGTCAAGCTTTTGACGCTTTTCGGGAAGCCACAACGTCCGGCGACGGATCAACCGGCTGGTCTGCCACCACTTCGGCAGCCTCCGCTTGGACCTCAGGCACCACCAGAGTTGACCGTACTCCGGCCTCGAACACGGCTTGCAAACCTGCCGCGTGGCTCACAACCTGAGCCGCCTTGTAAATCGTTTCTAGTTCGTGCGTCATCGGGTTGCTTCCATCTTGCAATTCATTTCTTCGGTTTTGCCGTGGCCTTGGCGGTTTTTTTAGACTGGGTGAACGCGTCGGCTGTCGGTGCTCCTTTTGAGCCAACCTTACGCATCTTTTCTCCGCTACCTTCCTCAATCCGTTTGCGCTTCGCATTGATGTTGGCATACAGACCCGGCTTCATGAGCAGTTCCACCGCTTCAAGCTTGCCTTAGCTCTAGGCGCGTCGCCTTTTGCGTTAGCCACAACGCCTTTCATCCGAGCACAAAAGCTGGCCTTGCGGCCCTTGTCTGCCTCTGTCTTGGGGTTTGGCGCTGGCGCTTTTAGGTTGCTGCCTTCTTCTCGGTTGTACTTCGCCCGTCCCTTTGCGGTTAGGCCCGCTCCGGATTTGGTTGAAAGTTTTTCACCACGCCCCACTGACAGATTAGCCATTTAAATTTCCTTCGGTTTGGGCTTGCCGGCAGTGCGCAGAGCAATCGCGACGGCCTGCTTCTGCGGTTTGCCACGACCCATCTCGGTCTTGATATTGGCCGAGATAGTCTTTTTGCTTTTGCCTTTTTTCAAAGGCATTAGCTTTTGGTCTTAGTTGAAGACTTTTCGTACTTGGCCGGCTTCGTCATTTTCGGCGTGCTCTGGTCCTTCTTCTTCGCCTTCATCTTGGCCGCCGGCATCGCATCTTCGACCATTTTGTAACCGCTGCCCGATTTAGATTTCATCGATTTCATTTAGCTGTCTCCTTGGTAATTGTGATAACCGTTGTACGCAGTGAGATAGCCATAGCTGGCTTTCTTCGGACGGACGTACAACTCCAAACGTGCACGCATGTCGCCGTTCTTTCGATTCAGAATCGTTGCATCTAGATCATAGTCCCCGGTCACGTTGGGGACGTTGCGCCAGTCCCGGGGTGCGCACTGGTGGCAGGGATAACCGTCTGGCCGTTTTTGTTTCATGCGCCACCTCGTGATTTATGGTGCCGTATAGCATGCCAACAAATCGTTATCAACGCGGCCACCGTTCGCTAAATCATCTTGCTCTGCGTAATGAAGCAGCCAGTTTATCGGGCAGCTTGCCGTGCCTTGCTCGCCAACTACATATCCAGCGGCCACGTTAGCCAGCAGAGCGGCCTGCACCATTGACGCTCCGGCAGCCAGCGCTGCGCCAATCACGGCCACCACGGTGTCTCCGGCCCCGGTAACGTCAAAGACTTTGCGAGCGTTGTGGGCTGGGATCATCGTCGACTCTTTACAGTGCCCGGTGCTGCCATCGTCTAGCCACAAGCCTTTCGGACCGCGCTTGTACAGGATAGTGCGAAACAGATGCGCAGGGATTTCCTTCGCCTCGAGGTCGTTCGGGCAAATGACGGAGCAACCTTCATACTTTGTCCAGTCTCGGCCTTTTGGATCTACCACCACCGGAATCTGCAAGTGCCTTGCCTGATTGATGAGCGCTCGGCAGCGCTGGGGACTCACCCAGCCTTTTGCGTAGTCGCTCACGACAAGCGCATCCGTGAGCGACAAATCGTTGTAGCTTTCGCGCATAACAATCTTGTCAGCGTCCACGCGCAGCAGCTGGTGCCCGTCGACCACATAACGTGTCTTACGGGACCATAAACTTTTTTCTGGCATCACCCGCAGAACCTTGCAGCCTAACGTCTCCAGCTGAACGGCCACGTTCTCCGCGCCACCGCCACGCTCTTCTCGGTGCGTCTCAACAAACACTGGGACGGGAGCCTCCGGCGATAGCCTGGACGAAGTGCCGTGCACGTATTCGTCGATGATGCCGTCGCCCAGCACAGTGACGCGCTTCCCGGCCATCGCTCGCACAACCTCGGCCAGCATCATTTCGGCACGCCCTTTTCTATGGCTGTCAGCAACAGATGCACGATCAAAAGGTGCATTTCTTGAATCCGCGCCGTCGAGCTGCTCGGCACGATGAGGTCCACATCCGTGTGCGCCGGGAATCCTTTGCGGCCAGAGATGCCCAACACGCTCAATCCCTTCTTGTGCGCCGTCGCCAATGCCTCGTTGACGTTGCGACTGTTTCCGCTAGTGCTGAACCCCACCAGACAGTCACCCGGCTGACCAAGCGCCTCAACCTGCCGACTGAATACCCGGTCATATCCGTAGTCATTGCCCGCGGCTGTAAGCGCCACAGCATCAGATGCCAAGGAGACGGCTGCCAGCGCTCGTCGGTCGGCAATGAACCGCACAGTCAGCTCTCCAGCCAAATGGGATGCCTGCGCCGCACTGCCACCGTTGCCGCAAACCAGAATCTTGCCGCCCTCCGCCAGCGTGCGCAGTAAAAGGTGGCTTGCCGGTTCTAGATTCAGCGCCAACATCTGCTCTGTGTCGGCCAGCACGCTCCGGTGTTCGTCAATCTCGCTCATAGCGACCACCACTCAATGATCCAAAACGCCAGTTTCCCCAAGACATAAACCAATCCCCCCAACATTGCGTAAAGCCACACCCAAAACAGCGCCACCGTCAGATATTCCGCCAGCTCTCGCTTATCGAAATTCATCTGCCGGCCCAATCTGTTCCACCGAAACCTCTATCGCTCCGCTAGGGCGATTCTTCGTTCGAGAAATCGTCAGATGGTCAATTTGCGAATCATTCAAAAACACGTTGGCCGCCTGCAGAGAGTCCAGAACGGCCTTGAGTAGGTTATCAAGGTCTCTTTTGCGATTGTCCGGAGGGTAGACCATAACGTACAGCCGCAGCCGGTCTGACCAGCCCATGCGGCCCTTGTGCTCGGCGACGATGGCATCCACCGCCTTCCGGTAATCGCGCCCGTGCTCAGACAGCAGCACGCGGCCAGCCAGCTTTCCCCGCGTGATGTGCCGGTAATACCTGTTCGCGCTTGGTGGCCACGGCAGAGTCAGGAACACTGTTTTGGCCTCACAACAGTGATGCGCTCAAACCCAAGCCAGTCCAGAACCCGGACGGAATATGGCCGCTTTCCCTTAAGCATTGCGTTGATGTGCGAAGGGTGCGTGTTAGTTGCCCTGGCAACGTCTGACTGACTCATGCTGGCCAGCCTGTGACCCAGCTCAAGTTCCGGGCTGATGTGCGTTCGTTTCATGCCCCATCATGGCATAAAAATAATTTCATAAAAAGTTGTTTTCACGTATTGCATGTTGCCAACGAATGGTAATACCATCACATCCGTAGCAGGCAATACCGCCTCAATTTACTGGAGCCAACCGATGGAACACTACCAACGCCCCCACATGCGCCACGCCGTTCGGCGCAAGCCCTATGACCCGATCATCCGGTCGGGTCGTGACTTGACCCTGTGCCTGCTCACGCTCGGTGCCGTCGTCCAATCCACTTGGATTCTGGACGGCATCGTGCGGCTGATGATCTACCTGTTCAAATAACAACTGGAGAAACCAATGGACATGACCAACGCAACCCCAGCGCTCATTGCAGCGCTTGCCAAAGCACAAAGCACAATTGAGAACGCTACCAAAGGCAGCGTTAACCCGGCATTCAAAAGCCGTTACGCAGACCTCGCCGAGGTGTTAAACACCTGCCGCCCCGTGCTGGCCAAGAACGGCATCGCTCTGATGCAGTCGACCAGCTTTGACGGCAGCATGGTCAGCGTTACGACCGTGCTGGCTCACAGCGACGGCGGCTATGTCAGCAGCGTGGCCCGCGCCGTGCCGGCCAAGACTGACGCGCAAGGCATCGGCAGCTGCACGACATACCTGCGCCGGTATAGCTGCTCTGCGGCTTGTGGAATTAGCCAAGAAGACGACGACGGCAACAGCGCGACGCATGGTGGCAAGCCTGAGCCAATAGTCAAAACCAAGCCGACCGTAGATCACTGGCTTGACGCACGCCAGGCATTGCGCGACGCCGCCACGGTCAGCGAACTTGGAAACGTGTGGTGCGACCTAAGCGCAGAAGCCCGCAAGGCTTTGAAAGACGAAAAGGACGCCGCCAAGAACCGCCTGAGCGCCGCCAAGGAGGTGCAGTCATGAGAGTGTTAGATGTGCCGCAAGGCTCCACAGAATGGCTCAGAGCGCGTCTAGGCGTGGCCACAGCATCACGCGCAGCTGACGCCCTGTCCGTCCTCAAGTCAGGTGCGCCGGCTAAGGCTCGCACCGACTACGCGATTGAACTGGCATTTGAGCGCGTGGCTCGGCAGCCGCTGGATAAGGCTGTGACCGTTGCCATGTCGCGAGGCTCAGAACTGGAGCCAGAAGCACGGGCAACGTACGAAGCACGCACCGGCATCTTGGTTGATGAGATGGGTTTCGCGTTGCACGACACATTGCAGGCCGGCGCGTCGCCGGATGGGCTCATTGGTGATGCTGGACTAATCGAAATTAAGTGCCCGATGGACCAATCCAAGATTGCCAGAATGTGGGCCACCAACGATGTCAGCGACTATGTGGCACAGGTTGAGTGGCAGATGTGGATCTTAGGACGCGAATGGTGCGACGTCTGCATTTACGACCCGCGCCTGTCCCATTCCAGTCTGGACCTTCTTGTGGTCCGGCATCACATGACGGCCACCGCTGCTCAGGAGCTGGACGCTAAGGTGCCAGACTTCCTCGCCCTGGTGGATGACGTTGAAGCAACACTGCGCAAAAAGAGAGGCTGATATGGGAAAACTGTTTGATTCATCGGCTGGCAAACTTGGCAAGGATTACGGAATCGCTCTGGTGGCTGCGAATGAACCAGACTTTTTGGCAGTGATGCGCAAAGAAGCCAAGCGCATTTGCAATCGCAAAGGCTGGGTGTCCAGCGACGACTTGCGCGACCGGGCCGCCCATTTGGGTTTGGCCCCGCGCCATCCAAACGCATGGGGAGCCATTTTCAAGAAATCCGAATGGGAGATTGTGGGCTTCGTGGCATCAAGGAAGGTATCCAACCACTATCGCCGAATCGGCATGTGGAGGTGGGCACGATGAATTGGCAACACGTTGACGACGGTTTTCCGGATGAAGACGACATCGTGTTGGTAGTGGTCGATAGCGAGACATGGATTGGCTCGATTGAGGGAGGCGTCTGGCGAGACTTGGATGGCTTGCCGATGATTGGAGAGATTACGCATTGGGCACCTTTGCCCGAACCAGCAACAGTTCACTGAGGAGAAAACATGAACAACGTACAACTGATTGGACGGCTTGGCCGCGACCCTGAGACGCGACAGACAACGGGCGGCACTGCGGTCGTCAACGCATCTCTGGCCGTTTCTAAACGCATTAAGGGGCAGGACCAAGTGACATGGGTGCGCTTAGTCTTTTGGGACAAAGCTGCGACGATTGTCAGCCAGTATTGCAAGAAAGGCTCGCAGATTGCCGTGGTCGGTGAATTGCAGACCCGAGAGTATGTTCACGATGGCCAGAACAAGAGCATCACTGAGGTGAGAGTTCACAATCTGGACCTACTGGGCCGGGGTCCGGGAGCCGAGAAACAACGGGAGCCGGGTGAAGACGACGACATTGGAGGCTTTGAAGATGACGCAATCCCTTTCTGAGTCGAGAGTGACCGAGATAGTCGGATTCATCCGCCACGCGCAAGAACGGGCATGTAATGAGTTTTTGGCCATCGGTGCGTACTTGATCGAAGTAAAAGACAAACAGCTCTTCAAAGCTTGGGGTCCTGGCCTGTCATTCGACGATTTCGTTGAAGACATCGGACTGTCGCGCACCACTGCTTACAACTGCATTGCCGTCGTGAAGCGATTCGGAGAGCTCGACGTCAAGGGGATTCCGATGGACCGCCTCGTGCAGCTGCTGCCGCTCAAGATGGAAGGCGAAGAGGTTGAGCAGTGGGTTGAGAAAGCACGGGAGTTACCAGCACGCGGTTTGCGGGATGAGATTCGGCAAGTGCGTGATGTGCCAGGAGAGCAACCCATCGACCTTTGCGGGCATGTTAAACACAAGTGCGCCGACTGCGGCATAATCTTGCATAACTGATCTCCAACCAAGGGCCGAGCAGATGAACGAAACCGAAAGCGCCATGTTGCGCAGGGATGTTGAAGAACTCACAAAGAAAGTTGACGTACTTTCTGAGGAAGTCAAAAACCTTGTCGCAGCATGGCAGACCGCGAGCGGCATTGTCGCTTTCGTGAAATGGCTGGCTGGTG